CAAGGTATAGCGCCGGCCAGTATCCCGAAGAGGCAGAAATAGCACAAGCTGAATATGCAGCGCTTCAAACCGAATACGACAGCCTCCGATGTGATGACACTCTAGAACGCGCAGAAGCATATGGCGACCTTGAACACTTCCCACCAACTGAAATCAGACCATGGGCCGACGGTCCAATACTCAAGAAAATCCCCGGCAAAACGAAATTGAAAAGATAACTAAGTATGAATGGATTAGCAATATGAAGAAACTATTTGAAAATTGGAATAGCTATCTGAATGAAGTCGACGATAGCAAATGGAAGAGACAGCCCCGCGGCGGAGGCAGAGGCTACGGCGATCGCTATGCGTCCGATAAACTGACAAAATTTGAAGATAGAATTCGAAGACTTGGAATTGACGATGGACAGTCGGTTGTGCGATTTCTTATAGGTCTCACTGGTATGGGTGATGATCCTGCGGAATGGGCAGAGGGCGAAAGAGAACAAACACTTGATGATATAACAGCAGTGTTAGCAAGGGAAAGTGATCCACAACAGACCCCAGTTTCAGACGACGAACTATTACAGATGCGGCTTACTCGCGAATTCGTTCTTTTGAGAGTAGATAATAAAAAAGCTCGATCAATAATGAAATCCATACGCGATTTGCTTACATTATCCGATGAAGAACAAAAAGAAATTATTAATCAATTAATGATATTTACAAGATTAGGGGAAGAAAACTAAGCATGAATGGATTAGCAACATGAAACTAATATTTGAAAATTGGCGAAAGGCACTAAGCGAGGGAAACTTACGAATGGCTCACGTTAAAGAAGTGTATCCTGATAAGTCACCCGGCGAACAAACTGATATATTCGAGAAATATTCCAAATGCAGTAACGTCAACAATGTCGCGGAATTACGTGACGTCATCTCCGGAGAGATAAAGTGCCAAGGATTAGACGAAGCAGAATATGTTCCTGGTCGCGCAGTCGGCAATCTTACCATATACGAACAACCTGAACTGATAAATTTGATATGTGGTAAAGGCTACGAACCAGAAATACACGGTAAATGCTTTGCAGTAGAAGAATACGAAAAGGTATTTCTGGGTGAAGAGAAAGCCAAAAGAGTATTTAACATAAAACTAGATGACGGTATATTGTCCTACAACACTCCAGATGGCGAATACACTGAAGTGCCAGCACGAACACACGCCATTGCAAGCGATGGAACCACCCAGCTTGGCGTTTACGATGACACCAAAGACGATGATGTGTTTCTTGCTGCAATTAATTTGTGGGATGAACACTTCCGCGCCGGCGGCGGACCGGGCGAATACTAAGCATGAATGGATTAGCAACATAGGAGATTAGAATGAATTTGTGGAAATCAATGAAAGGGTGGATGGATACTTCACCTAAAAAACCGGAAAAACAAAAATCGATGCCCGAACAACCAGCCGCAGAGATTTCGACACCAGCGGCAACCACCCCCAACGTTGCTGATTCGAGCCGTGTGACATCATTATATAATGATATTTGTGCGACAGTCGGTATAACGCAAAAAGCAACCAAGAAACATAGAGAACTGTTCGTTGAGTGGTATCAGGGCCCCGTCACTGCTGAGGCCGTCGAGAGTGCTATTAGAGAATTTTCAAAATTAAATCCCAAGTTCGGAACCCCAAGGGACCTCACAAAATGAAAGTAACTAAATCACAACTTAAACAGATTATTAAAGAAGAGCTTCGCGAATCCAAATTTGGAACAAACCTTAAAGATACTGTGGATTGGTATCGATCGAATCCAGATAAATGGGAAACGGCCCAAGGCGATTTTGAAGCTATGGCCATGGGTCACGACCGCGCGGATGTTGCGAAAGAGTATTATCCCGACATAAAAGATCTTGAGACTTTTGCAAGTCAGGTAATAAAACTAGTTAACATGGAAGATGCTAAATGGAATCGTATATCGCGTGTCCAAATGAATGAAGATTTCATCACAAAACAACAACTTAAACAGATTATTAAAGAAGAGCTTAAAATTGTGCTTGATGAAAAACACACCTGACCAGAAGAAGAAAGCTCAGTTGAGCTTGAAGAAGAAGAGCAGTATGTAAAGTCCTTTTATACAGCAAAAGAAAAGAAAGCAGATGAGTTAATTGCATCTGGAACCGATGAGGACGATGCATATGGAATTGCTGATACAATTGTGTCCAAACAAGGCAAAAAGAAAAAGAAAAAAAGAGGTAAAAAATGATGGGATATGTTAGAGGTAAATTAGATCGACTCGTTGAAAAGATAATCTCACGAAAATTCCTTGTATGGCTGACAGCCACAGGGCTCTTGGCATTTTCAGATTTACAATCTGGTGATTGGGTAATTATATCTGCTATTTATATTGGTGGTCAAACGGTCATCGATGGCATCGCTAAACTTAAGGGGGTAGCATGACGTGGGCAAAAGTATTACAATTTGCTCTTAGAAATTGGAAAGAAATAGCTGTGATTCTTTCTTTGTCGCTTGTGTCAATTAAGATGCGCATGGACTATAACGCATTACACAAAGCATATGAGATTTCCAAAGAAGAAACAAGAGAGCGTATTGAAGCACTACAAGCGATACATAGTGAAGAAATAGCTCGACGCGAACACGCTTTAGACGTTTATAAGAAAGCTTTGAAGGATATACGAGAAGAGTATGAACAGTCTCAAGAAGAATTGCGAGAAGAAAAAGAAAAAAGAATGAGAGACTACGAAAGGTTGTTCTCAAAAGACAAGGAGGCACTAGCAAATGAGATTACTGACACTTTTGATTTTGAGTATGTGGAGTAACACCGCAGTAGCAAACGACACAGGAAAATTTACTTTTCTAGGATTAAACCAATGCGCACCGTTCGAGGGTGTGTTATTTGATCCAACCGCCACTGCAAGCATTTTGTCGCAAATACAAACTGCCGAACAGCAGTGCCAAATTAAGTTAAAATATGAATTAGGCCTCCAAGCTAATGAGTATGATCTACAAATTCAGAATCTAACAATTCGTCATGATGCTTTAATATCAGAATATGATATGAGAGTTCAGTCACTCGAAAGAGAAGCGGATGCTTTGGCACATGCTTTGAAAAAACAGAGCAAGAAAAACCCTGTCTTGTGGGTAGCTGTCGGGATTGTTGGTGGTGTAGCTATATCTTATGGAACATATAGGGCCTTTAATTGATGAGTAATAAAAAGTATGATAAAATTGCGGCAATCGAAAAGGCGATCAAAAAGAAGTATGGCGACGAAACGATTGTCAATCCGCGAGCTAATTGGGATGAGGAAAAAGAGAAAGAATATCTTGAACAAATGAAAGCTCTCTATAAGCGTTCCGCTAAAAAGCGCGCCCATGAAGAAAAAATAGATGTTAATGGTATAAAGGTATCAAAAAAACTACTTAATAGAGAATCTTTAAAAAACTGCCCCATATGTAGTGCTTTTCCTAAGAGCGTTAAAGACGATGTGTCTTTGATTAAGTTTGAGTGCTGCAGTAAGTGTTATATAATGCACGTTGAAGGCAGGGAAGAAAAATGGTTAAAAGGATGGAGACCAAATGAAAATCAACAAAACAATTCTTAAGAGTATTATCAGAGAAGCACTCGACAGCGGAGAGTATGATAGCTTCTTTCTTAACGAAAACCCTGCAATAAACAAGTCCGCGGCCGATCTTAGTTCTCGCGTTCTCGATAAACTTCAAAGAGTTGCTGGTCCAGAGATTAAGCAAACTGATGATGTTGGGGAGATTCTTTCTTTGTTTGTAGAATTACTAAATCTTATTAGACAAGAAAACCCTGAAGATTTCACGTCTTCTGAACTTGGGCGCTTAGCTACTGTCCTCAAAAATGAAGTTATTCCAGACATGCAAAAGATGGCTTCTGCATCTAATGTGGATGATCAAGAACCCGCTGTTCCGGGAGCACCAGTATAATGGCAACTGTATATGAAATTGTTCAAGGTTTATCACAAGCTGCAGCCAACGCTTATGACGGCGCTTTAGATGAAAATGGAGAACCCCTCAAGGCCGGCCTCAAAAGAGAAGAGGGTGATCCCATTCTTGATAAGAGAGTTATGGACGGCTTTGGTGTAAAATTTTATGGCAATATGATGTGCTTATCTTATCAGGCTGAAGTTCAACTTAAAGAAGTCTATGGTAATGGGTTTGAAGAAGATGTTGAAAAACAGTTGGCCGAAATAGTGAAATTTTTACAAAAAGAATATAAGAAGATTACCGGCAAATCTGTATCCTTGTCTAACGAAGGAGAAGTTGATATTCGTGTCGAAAACTCATCTCGCGTTCGTTCGTGGGTCACTGCTAAGATGCACTACAAAGTCAGCGGCCTGAATGGAGATATGGCTGTTGCAGCCGAAAGTGATACAAAGCCAGAGTCAAGCTGGCAAAGCTTTTTAGATCAAGGTGGTTGGAACGGCAAAGGTGGAACTCGCCCCGATAATGATACGAGACCAAAACCTTCCAATGATTAATGACATTTCAATTAGACAAAAAACAGCAAGTAAAAGAAATATTAAAGTGCGGTAAAGATCCTGCCTATTTTCTTACAAACTATGCCCGTATATCTCACCCGATGCACGGGCTAATCCTTTTTAATACTTATGATTTCCAAGACGACCTGTTACGTGATTTTAACGATTATCGTTTTAATGTTATTCTAAAAGCCAGACAACTTGGCATCTCTACAATCACGGCTGGCTATATTGCATGGATGATGTTATTCCATCGCGACAAAGCAATTCTCGTTATGGCGACAAAGTTTGCTACGGCCGGAAACCTTGTTAAAAAAGTTAAAAGCATTATGCGCAATTTGCCTGATTGGGTTAAGATTGCATCTATTAGTGTAGATAATCGCACCTCATTTGAGCTTTCTAATGGATCATCAATTAAGGCTGCATCTACATCGGGCGATGCAGGTCGTTCAGAGGCTCTGTCTCTCTTGGTTTTAGATGAGGCTGCCCACATTGAAGGTCTAGAGGAGCTTTGGACTGGTCTATATCCAACATTGTCAACAGGTGGTCGTTGTATCGCACTGTCGACACCAAACGGGGTCGGTAATTGGTTCCACAAAACATGCACAGAGGCAGACACGGGCTCAAATAATTTTAATTTAACAACTTTAATGTGGGATGTTCACCCAGATAGAGATGAGGCGTGGTATAAGAAAGAAACCAAAAACATGTCCAAACGCCAAATTGCACAAGAGTTAGAGTGCAACTTCAACACATCAGGGGAAACTGTGATTGATCCTGACTGTATGA